CGTGGAATTGACCGGGAAGTCTGCGCGCTCCTTTTTTAGGGATGTTTGCATATTTTCTGGGGGTGATGATAGTATAGCATCAATTAGTCCTGCTGTAGTTAAGCAGTACAATGGTGTTACACTGGCCAAATTTTTCGCACAGAAAGGTTTAGAGTTCACTACTGCCAGCAAGAGTACAGAACATGTAATGTTTAAACCTTTGGAAGAGTGTGAATTTCTTAAGCGGGCGTTTAGGTACGAAGAGGTGGCCCATAAGTATGTCGGATCGTTGCGACTTGAAACTTGTCTTGAAAGTCCTTATTGGACTAAAAAGGGCGAGTTTAGAGACGTGATACCGACAACTAATGTTGAGGTTGCACTTCATGAATTATCCTTGCATGAACCAAGGGTTTTTGATGAGTGGTATCCTCGCATTAGAAGTGCGGCTATGAGCGAATTGTCGTACCATCCTGTTTATTCCTCTCGTAAGAGTTATCTGATGGATACATTACGTTGGGGAGAAATGGAGGTTGGTTTGATTTTCGGTAATAGAAGGCGCTTGATGTTAATTAATGGTGAGGGCGTTGATATAAACGCTCAATCCGGTAAGCGCACCTTCTACGATCTTGCCTCGGTTCGTCAAAATCTCGGTCAGTTAAGAACCGAGGTAGTGCGAGAGGTGTTAGGTCCTTTCCTATTCAGGGATACCACCCAGGACGGGACGGAGAGACACCAATGTCCAGGGTACCCGAGTGCGGGGACGGTTTGGGCTAATCGTCTCCAAAGGAAGTGGCCTGCTGCAAACCAAAATAAGATAATAAACGAGGCTTTAGCCTCAACCGAAAACGCCGAAACAACTGTCTTCAACAACGATGCCGGTGGAGCAGTTGCGAAGTTTGATGCATTGACAAACCAACCTTTTAAAATGGTAGCGTTAAAAGAGTTAGGAGATTACGCCGAATTGAAAAGTTTCTTTTCCAGACCACATCGCGTGTATAGCGGCGATTGGTCTGATACATTATTAGCTGGGGCAAATTTGTTTAGGTTGACAATACCTGACGATGTTGCTGTAGGATCGCCGTGGATAGAAAAGATGTTTGGATTTTTGGCGTTTAGAGCTACCACAGTCATTCGAGTAATGGTAAATGCTAGTCCGTTCCAGCAAGGCCGTCTGATTATGTCCTGGTGCCCACAGTACCAGGAGCTTGGCAGGACGTATTTGTTCCAGTCATTAACACAGATGACACAATTACCTCATGTTGAGTTGGATATAGGTTGTGAAACGGAGATGGTTGCACGTTTTCCCTACGTGTCACCTACGCCATATAGCATTTTCCAGAATTTGGCCCATACGGTGCCTCCGAGTGGGAGTATATATCAGTTTTCACCTACATTTGGTGACGTTAGCTGTAATGTGTATTCTCCTCTGGCATCAGGCGACACACCCACGTCTGTAGGAGTTACAGCGTATGTTTCTTTTGAGGATGTGGAGGTTGTTGTTCCGGCATGGACCGGTCAATCGGGAAGGCGAATGAAAAAGAACCCGACCACTGAAGAAGTTGATAAACCCG